CTGAACACTCGCGCTGCCGTCATTCACTTGAAAACGCAGCCGATGTGATGCGTCTAGTTCAACCATCCAGTAATCACTTCCGCTGGAGCTTGATGCTGATACAAGTGCGCGTCTACTAGCTACAATGTTTCCTAGCTTAAACCAAAACGCCACAGTGACTTTCTTGGCGTCAGTTGGTGTTCCAATATCTGATGCGGCTCGGACAAGATACGGGCTGCCCCCATCCTCAAACCGCAGCGACCGAGTCACAGGGTCGGCTGGGGTTGAGTCAGCCGCCGCTGGCTTATTCCAAAGTGCTGATCCGAAGTCTGCCATTAGCTAGTTGCTTTTAGATCGAGTTGAGGCGCACCGAGCAGGATGGTGTTATCTGCCTGAATCATGTAAGGAATTATGTCTACCGCAGAGTTAGTAGATGACAGTGAAGGTGCAGCTCCACCAACAGGCTTGTAATCGCCGCTTGCTGTAACAGCCATTGTCCCTGCTCCTCCAGAACTGGGCTGAATCAACACAATAGTTCCGGTTTGTCCGGTGTTACCAGCATCAGCAGTCGGATTTGTAAATGTGTTTGTTCCGCTACCTAAAGTGATTACGAAATTCTGGTAGGTGTCGAAGTCCAGTACGCCAGAACTTAACGCAGAGAATGCGGCAGTTTGCGTGTTTCCTTGTTGGGCCTTTGTCCAAGTATTGCTTACATCATTTTTCGTAGTATCGGCATCGTAGGCTTGAACCGTAGCCCAACTTGCTACCCCGCTGCCGTTAGTGGCTAGAACTTGATCAGCAGTTCCTGCGCCCGTAGGCAGAGTAAGCGTCCAATCCCCACTGTAATCAGCGTGTGCTGGAGAGGCTAAAGAAACCCCGTGGTTATTGTTTTCGCAGTTAAGAGTAATCTTACCAGGGTTTGTGTTGCCCTTGAATTTCGTTACGCCCGTGCCGTTCGGAGCAATCTCAATGTTAGCGTTGGATGTGCTTACGATGTCTTGGCCGTTGACATCTAGGTTACCACCTAGCTGGGGAGTGGTATCTGTTACGATGTTAATTGCAGCAGGTGACCAGCGACTATTGCCGTTATCCCAGATCAGACTTTCACCATCGTTCGGGGCAACATTCTGGATGTCACGACCCTGCAACTGGTTGGCGTTGGTGGCACTGCCCGTGGTCGGTTCCCACTGACTTGCACTATTGTTCCACGAAAGGGTTTGACCATCTGACGGAGCCGAGCTTGCGACATCCCTGCCCTGTATCTTGTTAGCATTCCAGTTGGCATCGGCGGCATTGAGTGTGGCGGCAGTACCAGCGTCACTTACCTGCGAGGTGGTGATGGAAATATCTACGTCAGTCGCAGTAGTGATTCGCCCTTTAGCGTCAACCACTACTTGAGCTACTGTATTTGCATCACCGTAAGTTGCAGCAGTGACACCGGAGTTAGCCAAGGTGGAGGAGATTGATACATTACCCGAACCATCCACTCCGGTTGCCGTACCAGTGACATCACCCGTAAGCGCAACATCCCGTCCCGTTGCCCATGCAGTTGCAGTAGATGCATTTCCGGTTAAGGCAGCAGTGATAGTTCCAGCGGCGAAGTCACCAGAGGAATCGCGCTTGACCACTTTGCTGGCAGTGTTGGTTGAAACCGCATTGGCATCCTTGACCACTGCAACAGCTTCATACTCCGAGCCAGTGTAAACCAGTGCCTCACCGTCAGTCGTGGGATCAGTGGAACTAACAGCAACACCCTGAATCGATGTCGCGTCAGACCCACCTCCGCCCCCTCCGCCACCACCTGTAATGGTAACCTCGGAAACTCCGGTAATGCGCCCCTTGGCATCAACAGTAAAGCGAGGAGAGGCAGTAGCAGAACCGTATGTACCAGCAGTGACTGCCGTGTTAGACAAGGTGGACGCAATGTCTACATCCGCTGTGCCATTGAAATTTACATTGCCAGTGACATCTCCGGTTAGCTCAATGTTCCTGGCGGTAGAAAGTTGGTCGGCCTTGGTGGCTGTACCAGTGAAAGTTGCGTCAGTTCCGTCCGTGCCACTATCAAGTACTGAAGTGCCGTCTGTAGCTTTTACGTCTCCGGTGACATTGCCGGTGACATTGCCGGTAATTTGGCCCGTAACATCCAGAGTACCGGCAACGGCAGTATTCCCGCTGGTCGCGTTGACCGTAAGTTTATCCGTGGCTACGTCAAAGTTTCCGGTGGAAGTTAACGTGCCGGTGGATTTGACCGCCGCTGATGAAATTTGAAGTGCGGAATCGGTAGCGTCACCGTCCTGCACCGTGTCCAGAGACGAGGTAACGCCACTACTTGATGTCGTTTTGAGCAGTTCAGTGTAGCTCGATGCAATAGTCCGCCCCGATAAAGTTGCCATTTAAATCCCCCACGCCTTTTTGATTTGTTTCTTACTGTATGAAGATTTGAAGCCTGAACCCCCCTCACACTCTAACTTGTAGTACCCCTGCTTCACCTGTTCAGTCTGGGACGGCATTCCGATAGCGTTGCCGGTAAAGGCAAACCCTGTTGGCTCCAAACATCTGGAGTATTTTTCTCCATCAAAAATGATGTTTTTAGTTCCAACCGGAACCACCTCCTCGATGACCTCGCCGCCTTCAGACTTGAACTGGTAAATCGGCATAATTAGTAACCGGCTTTTTCGTCCTCTTCTTCCGCCATCTTCATCAAGCGATCATCATCAGATTCTTCTTCCGAATCCTCTTTCTTGTGATCAACGTACTCGATGGGTTGGCCTTCAACGGTCTGAAGCTCAACATGGGCTTCTTCGCCATCAATGTTTTTGACAACGCCCTCGACGTTGTTCATTTGAACCATATCGCCATTTTCGGGCATGGCAGCATCACCCTCTTCATCCATGTTGGATAATGCGCCCAAAGGAATTTTAATCATTGTCTTTTTATTACTGGTTTCCGAGTTGCCGGAGAGGCGGGGCTTTTCAGCCCCACCCCCCACGGCGATCATAAGAACCACGCCTTTTGGCTTTTTACCTTTATGCATGGTCTGTTTTATTTTTAGCCACTGTATGCGGTCTTGGAGCGCATAATGGCGTAGTAGTTCGGGTTGAGTCGCAACGCACCCCAGTAGCATTTGATCGATACGGTGATCTTCTGATCGAGTGGGTCGCTCTTGTCCGGCCCGTCCGCAATGATGACCTTCGGGCTGAACGGAGACTGCGAACCCAAGTTCGGCACACCGTATGCCTGTTGTCCGAGGAACAGGGTGGCGTACACGTTCTTGTCAGCAGCAACACCGTTACCGGCAGAAGCGTCATAATCGAAGCGATCATCATCCGCAGTGTTGGCGTTTCCGCTAACAAACGGGTTGGTGGTTTCGATGAATTTAGCACCAAACAACGAACCAACCTCACCCTTGTAGAGTTCGGAAACATTGCTGTATTGGGCGGCATTCAACCACTCATTGATCTTCATCACATCGCTCAAGACCTGCGGGCTGACCACCGCAACATACATTCCGCCTTTGGCAGGAGTAGCGCGATTGATCTTCAGCTTGGTCACGGCATCAAGGATGTCGCTCGCTGCCAGCGTATTGCCGGAAGTGGTGGCGCAGAAGTCGGTGTAGTCCGTGGAACCACCAGCGTACATCTCGGTAAGAGTGTCGCTGTTGTCCAGAGCGGAACCGTCGCCGTTTTCTTTAGCGTCACCAGCCACATTGGAACCCACCAGCGTATTGCGAGTAAGCGTGTCCAAGTCCAGAGCAGCATCTTCACCTTGAGTTCTGATGCTTTGCTGGAGGCTGTTGAACAGGTCGGTTTGAGTCAGGATGTCCGTCAACTCAATCACCTGACCGCGCTGAATGAGCGACTTGTCAATTTTAGCGAGCGAGAGGGAACGGGTTCCCGATGGTTTGGTTCCCTCGGTTGAGAGGGTTTCAATACCAGACGTACTCGGCGCGCCATAACGGAACATCGAGATTGCCTTGTTTCCGGCCTTTGCAGGAAGGGCGACCTTCTCTGCGAATTGATCCAAAACCAGTGCTTGAACAGCATAGGACAGCAATTTCTTGCTGAAATGATTCTGATACTGGTTGGATAATGTGGAACTAGTGTTAGTAGCCATAGTATTATCTTCGTGTTAGTAGCGGGCTAGAGGTTATCGTCATGGGCCATCGCGGCTTGGAGCAAATAATTGTCCTGCTCGCCGATGTCCATATCGTCAAAGTTCTTGTCTCCAGAAACTTTGGCGGTGGTAAATCCTCCCCCCACTGATGTTTTCTTTTCGTATTTGTTAACCAGTTGCTCCAGTTCACCTACCCGTTCCCGTAGGGAGTCGGCTTCTTTTGAGTTTTGGCGCAATTGAGCTACATCCACCGCCGCCTTCAATCCGTATGGATCAAATTGCAGCACTGGATAGGTAGCCATGAGAGACGCGACTTCCTTAAACAACTCCGAGTTAGGGTCGTTGAGTTCCGGATGTTTTTCCCGCAATTCATTTTGCTGGTTCTTCCGAATCTCTTCGACTTCAGCACGGGAAGATTGCTCTTGGGCTTCTTTCTCTCGCCCGCGATATTCCTCCGCGCGTTTCCTGGCCGCTGCCGCCAAGTCGGATTCACCTTCTTGGTCGAACTCTTTTGCCGCCTTCTCGAAGTCATCAGCGGAATGCCCGTCTTCATCACGATAGCCTTTGTTGGCAGCGATCTTCTGGTGTTGTTCTTCCAACTCCTTTTCGCGCTTCTCCAACTCTGCTTCCCGCTTTTTGGCTTCTTCCTTCTGGGAGTTTATTTTCTCCCATGCTTCAGATTGCCTCCGGCGGTTTTTCTCGTACTTGCTTACCGGCTTCTCCTCTGCCTTCTCTTCCGGTTCCGGTTCTTCTGAACTGGACTGTTCTTCAGCGTCCGATGCCTGTTCTTCCTGCTCGGCTTCTTCCTGCATCTGCTCTTTGATTTCGGTTACATCACCTTCATCACTTTCGGGTTGCTCCTCGATGGTGACTTCAGGTTCTTCACCTGCCTCGATAGCGGCATCATATTGCGATGCCGCTTGAACCAGTTGCTCTTCAGTTACTTCTGCATTTTCTTCAGGCATTTAACGCTCCAATAGTGATTGCTGTTCCTCGTCGCGCATACGCAATCAAAACGCGCGCCGTGCTGTGGGGTCTTCACTCATCGAACGTCCGACCCCGAATACGTCCGATGAAAGTTCGTCTACCGGCTCGATTTCGCGAGCCAGAGATTCGACAGTATGAACGGTCATTCTCATGCCGTTAGCAAAGCCAGCCTCATGCTGTAACTTGTTTCTGTCCGTTTGCGCTGCCACCAGAGCGTTTTGGCGCAGCACCATGTTAAGTAGTAAACGGCGGAACTTCCGCCCCTGCTTGCTAACCAGAAACTGGCGCAATGCATTGATATCATCCGCTTCCCATTCGGCGTCCTCCACCCAAGGCAACCTGCTACTCATCGCCCAAGCGATGCGGATGAATCTTAAAAGTCGCATTAGTACTTAACCTTCTTGGTCTTCTTTTTCTTGCCCTTCATTACCACGCCTTACATGACCAGTATTTCGCAGACATCTTGTCTTTTGCTTCAGCGCAGTTATGTCTGGCCCTGAAGTTTTTGCGTCTCTCTGGGTTGTCTTTTTTTATTTCCATGTTGGCATCACCGAACATGACGATTTTCTCTCTGCCACCGGAGCAAGCCTTGACAACAAACTTTTTTCTTCCATGTCCCGCTTCGCCTTTTGTGATTCGGCGCGGCGAGTTGCATTTCATTTTGTCTTTATCTCTTGCCATTAGGCTACTGCTTCCTGCGGTTGTACTGGCGGCTCCGGCGCGGCTTCAGGCTGCGGGATGGAGGCATCTACGGGAACTTGTGGCATTTGCGCTTCCTCTTGGTTTGCGATGATTCCAGTTGTCTCTAGATACTTCTGCACATCTTTCCGCAACGCGCGCGCGGTGTTGGCATCGACTACCTCCAACGCGCTGATTAGTCCGCCCAAACGGGCCAGTACTGCTTGCTGCCCTTGCGGGCTTATAGGTTGGCCGGTTGCACGGGATTGCTCGATGAAACCCATCAGCACCTGTATCCGGCCCTGTAAATTTTCGTATTGTTTGACTGCAACATTTTGCCCTAGCAACAACGCTGGGATTGTCCGTTGCTCGTCTTCCACCTCATCCTGCACCTTGTTTTGCGGATCACGCACCAGACGGGCAATGAGGCTGGGGTCTTCCAGTTCAAGGATGGACTTATCCAGTTCGACTTGGTCAATCCACGGGCTTTGGCCCAAGAGCATTTTCCGTTGCACTGCCTTATTGAGCAGCATTTGTCGGCTGACCATGTCCATGCCGCCGCGCGGTTCAATTTGGTAGTCATCGTGTAGTGCCACCGGATCGACATTGAGCGAATCCTCTAGGAACCGGAATTGGAGCGATTTCTTGTCGTACTGAATCAGCAACTCGTAGGCTTGCCGGAACATCTTGCCCAATGCCTGACGGAACAGGCGCAGTCGCAAGTCCATTGATTGGGCCGATTGGGCATTGATGGATTCAATTTCCGTGGCAGTGCGCCGGTCACGGGTATTCATCACTTGAGTGATACCGTAATCGGGAACAGTGACACGCCCTTCAGCTATTGATTGAGTGCGGACTATTTCCTTATCAAAATCCAGCGGCGGTTGAGGCATGGTAACCGGCGCGATACCGAACGGTAGGATTTGTCCAGGTTTCATCCGCAAATTGATGGAGTTCGGCAGGTCGCGCTCGGAGCGGAACATGGGCTGGTTAAACAGTGTGGCACTGTCCAGTTTCTCATTCCACAACTTGCAAAGAGCGGCCTCGAAGGGCGCGAGCATTTCGCACACTCCGCGCGGGCTGTACCAACCTCCGTCAGTGATTTCGTACTCACACGCCACGAAGGGCGGTTTTCCGTGGTCAAACGGAACCTCCATATCATCGCGCAGCTTCACTTCCGGAGCTTGTGGCGAGAATGTTTGCACAGTCCATTTGCCTTCATCGTCTTGGGTGTAAACTTCCCAGACAATAATCTGGTCTTTGTCCTCGGAATGAGTGAGTCCTTCGCGGATTTCCCGCTTGTTAAGGTACTCCGAGGAAATGCCAGTATCTTCAACTTTCCCACCCCGCAGCTTCTTCATCACCTCTTCACTGGTGGCGTAGATGCCAGCGCGCTTATACGCATCCATACTCATTGGTATGACTTGTGTGATGCGGTCTGCCCCCTCCAAATCCTTCGTCCAAGGTGGGACGATTAGGTGCATAGGATCAACGGACTGAAACTCCACTTGCTTCTTATCCGGATTCCAAAAAATTTTTATAATTCCACGACCACTTGTGAGCATATAATCAATCCAACTCATTACCTCCGTGGAGTAGTTGGATTTCTCATGGAGCTTGTAGCTGAACCATTGTTCGGCGGTGGCGGTGAAAGCGGAAAGTTGCTGGCGCATCGGCACGAATGTTGCCAACACATCCAACCCCATAGACTGCTGAAAGAAACTGGGCTTTAGCTTGTTAATGGTGGTGTCAATCAGCGGGAAATGCATATCCGCTGCGCGACCCCAAGGCTTGGCCTTCCGAGCCAGCCCATCAGTACGCATCTGATACCACAAGCCCTGACGGGTTTCCCAACTTGTCCGGCTTTTAATATCGTCGAGGACTGAAGTGTAAATCTCTTCGCTCATGTGCCGTACTTATTAATCTTCGACTTCTGAATATCCCTCAACTTCTGCATATCTTTTTGATGCTCGTTGAGCTTGTTCATAGATTTGAGGGCTTCGAGTGGCTTTTGATTGCGTAGAACTCGTTTCACTCTCTTCTGGTCTGCCCGATGTTCGACCATGTCGGCGGCAAATTGACCATCCTTGTAGGAAGTCGGCCCCGTAACCCCTTGATAAACAAATTTCCTTGGCATAAGCCTAAAAAGGCGCGGCTACTGATTCATGCGGCTACTGACTCGTTAACCCCCGTTAACAATTGCTACAATCCCAAGCCTGAAGCGCGATCTCCACGCCTACCACAACACCACGCCCAAAAGTTGCATTACCACAAGATGTCATCTTGTGACAATAGGAATACAGACGAAACTTATTGGCAAATGCTTCAAAGAAAAAGGTTACCCGTACCCCTACAGGAATAAGGGAGTACCCCCTGCGGGATTAGAGGAGTACCCCCCTATGAAAAGAAGGGGGTAGTACCCCTATGAAAAGAGGGGAGGCGAAGTATATCCCATTTTAAATAAATCCCATGAAGTAATTGGGGAACACCTGTAAAAAAGCGGGGTAAGAAAAGGTTACCCACCCGCATCCATGCCCGATGGCAGAGAAGATTCTTCAGCGAGGAGTTGAGCGTCTTCCATAAGCTCGGAAAGTGAAGGCTTCGAAAATGAGCTATAACGCTCCCAACTGCCCCCTACCCCACCGCCACAGGCTATCGCGCCCAAAACGGCGTCAGCACGGTCTGGAGAGGCAAGGCCGCGCGATTTCATCTTGTCTTTAGCCTCTAATCCCAGCTTGCCGGTGCGACTCACCTCCACCCGCCTAGTAACAAGCTGTTGTTGGAGCTTTTGATCATCAATCAATCGCACCTCCTTATTGGCTATTGTCCGAGCCGCCGTGTGCCACATCTCCGATCCGCGATTCTGATATCTCCCATCAAATGGTTTGCCACCAAAATTAACGCGGTGGATGGAAAAACCAGATTCAGCCAACGCATCACACATCGGCAACCCCAACCCACCTTCATCCCCGTAAATCTCATCAGCCACCAATCCATGACGATCAAACAAATTAATCAATCTCCCAATCGTCCTGTTCGTGTCCCGCTCCTTCCAAGTCTCCAATTGCGTGATCTCATTGCCTTCCCGCAAACAAAACACCGTCTCATCCCCGCCAGCCGCGAAATCCACAAAGGCCACCCGCATCCCATCCTTCCTCTCCGGCGGTTCCTGTAAACACCCCTCCAAC